TTAGAATATGAAGAATCTGGATTAGGTCTAGACATAGGTGCACGACCTGCAATAGATCCAATAACTAATGGATATTGTGATGAGTCACCATCCATAAAGAATCCAACTACTGTTGAACCAACTAATAATCCATGCACTTCGCTTCTTAATCCACGTAAGTTAGCGTGTGATGTAGGTGACATTACAGTTGCCCAAGGCAAATCTGCTGTTGAGCATAGAGTTATGTCTGAAGGGTGTACACCATAACAACGTACTTTAACACGCCCAATTTCTTCTGGATCACTGCAGTCTTCAACGACTCCAACAAACCATTTGAACGTAGAATTCATGTGATCATTAAACATTATTTAGCTCCAACTCTAAAACTATCTTTAGCAATTTGTACATAGGATAAATGGCTTTGTGCAGTAATCATATGTCTTATTCCAGTAACTAAATATTTACCAGTGTACATATTGTCAACTTGTTTAACTGTGCCTTTAATTGAATTAGTTGTAGATGGAAACACTATGTTCATGATAGCGCCAGGAAATATATTGACGTTTCCTTCAACTGTTATTGTCATCGTGTAATTTTCTAATTGCATTAGTTTGGAATTCATATATGGCACATAATATTCAGCGTTTGTATGATAATCACCAATCAATTCATTAACACCTGTAATTTCTTGTCTATCGCTATTTGAACCATCAGATGATGTAAACAATTCGTATACTTTATTATCTGGTAATTTAAAAAATGTTTTTTCATCTATTGTTAATGAAGGTGTCGGTAACACATCGTTTAAAAGATTTTCCGTTGAATCATCTTCTAATAGATTAAAATCTTTTTCAATCATTTGTTTTGTCATTACATCAAATGCATATACCTTTGCAGAGTACATTCCATTAGATATATTTTTATAACCACTTCCAACATTATCAAATTGCACATCAATAATTTGATTATATGTTGATTTAGGGTCTGTGCTTTTTGAATCAACTCTATAGTATGAGAATATAGCGTCTCTATCATACATTTTCTTTAAAGAATTAAAACCCATACCGCCATCTAAATATTCGTAAATAAAACATGGCGTTTTACTTTCGCTATATGCTCTTCTAGTTATCCACATTAACGCATCAGCTATTTTCAAAGCTGGTACAACTATTTTTTTATTATCTGTGGTTTGCTCAATATCTAATTGATTTTCTGTTAATTTTAAATCATTAACTAAAATGTTTTTAATGATCTCAGAACTAGAACCTTCGTATGCTTGATTAATTCTTTTATGAGCATTGGCAACAAAATGCGCAGAACCTAAACTTAAAATATAAGCATTAGTATTCCCACGTTTTTCTAATTTTTCAATACCAGTAGAAATAAACGAAATGTCTATTTTTTCATATTCACCAGAAGTGCTTTTGGTTTCTATAGTTACATCAACTTGTTCATTACCTATTAACATAATAGAATCAAGTAATGAGATACCATCAACAATCAAAAGCTTACCCGTCATAAACGGAACTTGAATTGATTGATAAATGTCAAACTCTGTAACTAAGTCACTAATGTCAATAGAGCGCATACTATTTTCAATTGTAAGAGCGTTAGTTAATACAACTGATTTGATAGTACCAGAGTTAATACTTTTTGCTGTCATTTATTTTATTTCGAAATAATATTGATAAAAGAATCTGCAACTAATCCAATTAATTCAGGTCTAATAACTTTGATACGTGTATGTTCTTCATTTTTTGCAAGTTCATGTTCAAAGTTTGTAACAGATTGTCTACCAACCGTAAATCTATCTACGGGAGTTCCATCGGCTAATTCATAGTGGTGTGTTGCATTAATTTGAAGTACTTCATTTGTTAAATTTAAGAAGTCACCACTAGTTTGGCCAAGCACTAATTCACCATTAGAATAGCTTAATGCATTTGTTTTTCTAATAACCACTTCACCAAGATTAACATTCTTACTTATCACTATACCTTTTGCACCAGAAGCAAGACCTTGAAGTGTTTCACCAATTTGATATTTAGAAGCTAGTGCTAAGTCATTAAAGTTTAAAACTACGTATGGATATTTTCTAGCAACAAACTCATTTAGCTCTTCAATACTCATAGGCCAATCAGTTTTTACATCTAACATCCAAGGGTTTAATAAACTAAATGTCCAATGATACTCAGTAGATCTATAAAGTTTATATGAAACAATGTCTGGTCTTTCACCATTAGTAATAATATAATAACGATAAAATGTAATATCGTCTAAGACTTTAGGATCAATTCTTACTTTTCTAAAAACATCAGCAATATTGCGAGTCTTACCATCGCCATATATGTCATAAGAAACTGTATTAAAGTGTTTAAAATATTCCATTAATAAATTGCCTCTTGACGATCTCCGGCACCATATTCAGTAGCACCATATTCTGTGTAATTCCCAGTGCCTAGAATATCAAAGGCGCTATTTGTCTCTGTCTCTTGGAATGTTAGTGTTAAATTAGTTTCAATAGGAGAACCATCTTTAAAGAAAGCTGATACACCTGATCCATTATATGTTGTAGTGATTTGTGATAAGTAACAACGCTTAAAGTGAATCATATAAGGATTAACGTTTCCATCGTTACGCTTAAATCCAAACTTAATATTAAAAAGATTTGGTATATTATATAAAGCATTACCAGCATTTAAATCTAAAACGGGATATGCAGCTTGTCTAAACATAGAAACAATATTTCTAATTTCATTAGCTTCTTTTTGAGATGTTGGAAGCATTTTAAAATCTAATTGAAATTGACGTAGTGATGGTGATCTAAATAAAAGCTTTGTTGAAGGGTTTGCCACTTTACCGGAAGAAATTAAAGCATTAGCAGCAATACCTGAACCCATTCCACCAGATTTTGCATGATTACTTAATAAATGACGAGATACAATATCTGCTGCACCATTTTGTAAAAAGCTTTCCATAAAATCTGTAAATGATTGACCACTCTTAGTAGCCATTGCTACAATTTCAGCAACGCCTTTTGTATCAACAGATTCATATACCATTGAGTCGTTGATTTGAATAGCTGGCGGCATGTATAAAGCAATAGTATTTCCAGTTTCCATTGTTCTTAATCTAGCAGTAGCTAAACTTTTACCAGCTTTAACAATATCATCAACCCAGTTTTCTCCAATTTGCTTTGCTTTCTTAAAATCGCCGGATACAAGTGCTGCTGGTCCAGTTACTAAAACATTTCCTGTGCTTTTAATAGCACCAGAAAGTGATTCGTCTGGAATAACTTCTAAAATATTGAACTTAATAAATGCAGGCGATACTGATTCAGATCTACTAAATAAATTTAGTGGATACTTTAAACTATTAGTGGTTTTACCACCAAAATACATCACAGTGGCGCTATTAGTCTCAGCGTCATATTCTGTTTGTACAGCTGTTAAACCATTTCCGTACGTTGTGCTATTTTGAAGTGCCATAGATAACCTTATGGTTAGTGAATTTTTATTTAAGTATTTATATGGCAACTTACAGCGGTTTCTTTAAACCTAAAAATCCTTCAAAATACTCTGGCGACTATAAAAACATAGTCTATAGGTCGTTATGGGAACGAAATGTCTTCAGGTGGTGTGATGATAATCCACAAGTCCTTAAATGGGTCAGCGAAGAGATCGTCATTCCCTATTACTACCCTCTTGATAAGAAATATCATCGTTATTTCGTAGATTTAAAGTTTACGACAGCACAAGGCACATTTCTTGTGGAGATCAAGCCAAAAAGTCAAACATTACCTCCAAAAAAGCCAAGTAGACAGACGCAGCGATACTTAATAGAGGCTGCAACCTATGTAAAGAACCAATCTAAGTGGAAAGCAGCTACTGAGTACGCAAAAGATCGTGGTTGGACGTTCTCTATATGGACTGAAGACACAATTAGGTCTATGGGCATCAAAATTCTCTAATAAATAGAGGTATGGCTACAACTTCCGTATTTACAAAGTATCAAGGCAAACTTGCTCAAGAGAATATTGAGCTGCGTACACGCGACTCAATGAATTGGTTCATGACTAATCTTAAAAACATTAGAGTAGAACCAGCAAAGATCTTAAAAGACGCTACATTACTTCCAAAGTCAAGACCGGCGATTGGAAGGATGTATCAATTCGTTTATGACGCAAAGTTTAAAGATGAATTACCATATTATGATAGATTCCCATTAGCATTAATGGTTGGTCCAGCACCTGGTGGATTTTATGGATTGAATCTACATTACTTACCACCAACACTAAGATTAAAGTTATTTGAAAAGCTTTTGGCTTACTCAAATAATGATAAGTATGATGAAACTACTAAGATGAAGATTAGTTATAACATACTTAACTCAGTAAAATCGCTTAAAGCATTTCAACCATGTTTTAAGCATTACTTAACAACACACGTAGAGTCTAGGTTGATGATGATCCCTTCGGAAAATTGGGAGATCGCTGTATTCCTTCCAACGGAGAAGTTCAAGAACGCAGATAAGAAGAAAGTGTGGAGAGACTCTAAGAGGAGTATTCAATAATGTTACCAGTCTCAATCGACGACTTAAAATCAACGATATCAAAGCGCGATGGTGTTGCGCGTTCAAATAGATTCTCAGTCTATATGAATATTCCAATCATTAGCGTTAGTTTAACAAACATTGTTACTAATTTGCTAAAGGGCAATAGTCCTATGGCTGGTACAATTAATAATCCGCGCGACATTAGCATACTATGTGAAACAACTGGTATGCCAGGAATTGATATTGGCACAGTTGAAACCGGTTATGGTATTAAACGTAGAAAATTACCAAATGCGTTTGATCAACAAGACATTCAGTTTACCTTTATGGTGACTAATGACTACTTTTCAAGAAATTTCCTAGACACTTGGTGTAACTCAGTTGTTAATAAGTTAGATGGAACACTAAATTACAAATCTGACTATGCTTCAGACATTGTTATTCAACAATTAGACACCAAGAACTTCCCAATCGGTGGCGTTAAACTATATAACGCTTATCCAATAAGTGTACAGGAAGTTGCTTTAAGCAATATGCAAGACAATGATCCAACAAAGATCGTTGCAACATTTACATATGACTATGCATTGAACACAGACGCTATTGCATCATCTTTAGATGCTGGCGCTGTATTATTAAAATCATTTGGAAACTTTAAAATTGGTTTCTAACTAACCGTGGAGTAATATTATGGCTTTACCAAAATTAAATACAATTTTCTATGACTTGGATTTACCTTATAGCAAAAAGACAATTAAATATCGTCCTTTTGTCATAGGTGAACAAAAAATTATGATGATTGCTATGGAGACTAAAGATACTTCGCAGATTTTTAACTCTATGAAGCAAGCAATTCAAGCATGTACTAACAATACAGTTGATGTATCTAAGTTACCTCTGTTTGAATTAGAATATATCTTCTTAAATATTAGAATGAAGTCTGTTGGTGAAAAAACTCGCATCATGTTGGCATGCGGTGAGTGCATGGCAGAAAACGAAGTTGAAGTTGACCTAAGAGAGACTAGGTTTTTTCAACGGGATGAAACTAAGAAAGATAACATTATCTTTTTGACAGATAAACTTGCCGTGAAGATGAATATTCCAAATATGGAAATGCTTCAAAAAGTTGAAAAGTCTAAAAATAAAGATGATGACGAGATAAACACAACGGAAATTCTTTTTGAAATTGTTCTACAGTCTGTTGAATCTATTTTAGATGAAGAAAATGAATATAAGATTGATGATAGCAATAGAGGTGAACTTAAAGAGTTCATTGATAGCTTATCATCAGAGCAATTTATTAAAATTCAAGACTTTTTAAACAATGCTCCTATCTTAAAATTAGATGTGAAACACAATTGTGAGAAATGTAACCACGACATGTCGACTGAGTTACAGGGAATTAACAATTTTTTCTAATATGCCTCTCTCATGATTCGTTAATAAACTATTATAAGACGAATTTTGCATTAATGCAACATCACAAATACAGTTTGAACGAATTAGAAGAGATGTTGCCGTGGGAGAGGGAAATTTACGTTACATTATTGACTGAATGGATTAAAGAAGAGAACGAAAAGATACAACAACAGCAACAACAGCAATCACGCTATAGGTAAAAGACTTAAATGGCTACTACACCATCACCAAATCGCACTGAAGCAGCTAGTTCACTAGCCGATATCATCAGACAGAACAAAAAACAGAAGGCTGAGACGTCTTCAGGAATTGACGTGTCTGATTTACGATCACTTATTGAAGACTTAAAGAAAGAACGAGCTGAAAATAGCGACTACTTTAAGAAAATTAGTAAGTTTCAGCAGCGATACAGCGATAAGATCACTAATCCAACTACATGGAAGCGCATGTTGGTGCCTTCCTTCACTCCATTTTATAAAACGATGGAGAAAAACTGGGAATTAGATGATAAAAGACGCGCGGCTGAGAAGGAAATTGCAAAAAGAGAACGACTTGAGCGTGAAAAACAAACAAAAGAGCTCAATGCTCGTCTCGATGCCTTCATTAAGGAGTCAAGTACTCTTGGTTTGATTGCTAAGAAGTTTGGACAGAACGCTGCAAGACGCGAAGCGCTGATGAATGAGGAAATGAAAGCCATTCAGAAGGCCGATGCTGACTATATGCGCAATATGGATACTATCTCAGATAAACTATCCACTATCAATGATGATGCCAAGAAAGAATGGGCTCAACGCAAGGGTATTCAACTTGTAAAGA